AATACCTGTAGTATTAATGCTTGAAGTTGTACTTAAACCAACTGCTGTAGTTGCTGTAGTTGCTGTTCCAGTTAAGTTACCTACAAAACTTGAAGCAGTTATAATTCCTGTAGTATTTACATTAATAGTAGAACTTACATTATTAGATGTAGTTGCTGTTCCAGTTAAGTTACCTACAAAACTTGAAGCAGTTATAATTCCGACAACATTGATGTTATTTGCGGTCAAAAAACCAACAGTGGAAATACCATCAGAAACATTTAAACTTGTTACTGATGCAATTCCACCAATTACATTAGTTGAAGTAGTTGCAAAAGAAATTGTATTTGTGATATTTGTCCCATCACCAATTGCTGTATAAATTTCTTGAAAATTACTATTAACCTTTACTGCACCTTGAGACAAAGTATCTCCAGTACCATCATTCGGTGTAGTTCCAGTAAATATCCCTAGTCTTGCCATTAGGTAATGAAATTCTTTTGATTATTTATGACCTAATTTGAATCAAACTTAAATATGGTCATATCAAATCTCATAATTGTATTTGAATCAAATTTATTGGAAACATTATATGAAAACGCATTATCTACTTCAGTTGTTGCAGAACCAACTGGTGTTTGAGATATAATTGATTGGTTGTAAAATACTCTTTGACCAGTTTGGAAATTATGACTCTTTAGATTGATTATATTATTATCTAAATTCAAAATTTGGGAAGAATTAGAATTGAATTCACGATAATATAATGGTACTTTGTCTAGTCCAATGCCAGAGGTCAATTCAAATGAAGTTTCACCCACAACTTTATTTCCAGGTAATTTTCTCTTAACTGATACCATAGTGGTGTCAATTCCTACTTGCAAACGATGTGGTAAGTTTATCCTAATACTATTAATACCAATTTCATCAATTATTGTTGCTTCTGGAATTAAAAATTCCGAATTTCCAATATAATCACCTAATTTTAGATTTTCTGTGGAAATTCCAATATAATATTGATTCAATGAATTAAATGTTGCTGTAGTAGTTCCTATTGAAATATAATCATTAGACCCATCAAATTGATCACTAATATCATTCATCAATAAAACTTTATTTGTTTTATTTAAAATATATTCTTTAAGTGGAATTCCAAAAATAGGACCAAAAGTCCCAACACCAGCAATATTTCCTTCTTCTGCACCTATATTGATTCTTTCAATTGAACCATCTTCAAATAAATTATCATCATCTTCTGTAACTAATGTAAAATTATTTTTAGTATAAAGTGATTGTACATTATCCATTAAGACATTTAAACTCAAATCATTACTACTAATACCAACTTTTATATTTGAAGAAGGAATGCTTACAATATCCAAATCAGAAAATTCTTTAAAACCTGATGGGTGAATTAAAGATTTGACTGGTTCTTTCCATTTGTCATAAGAAAGTTGACTCTTAATAGCATAAGAAAATCTTTGATAATAAAAATTATCCGAAAGTCTTTGCAAATAATCATTTAAAAATCCACTTTGATTTTTACTTTCATTTACTTTGTCTCTGGAAACACCTAAATTTGCTTTTAAGTTAAATTGATTTATATCTTTTACCGTTCCATTCAATAATGATTTTTCCCCTTTTAATTTGTTGCCAACTTCTAATTCTCCTTTTGCATCTATCATTCTCAATTGATTGATATCATTATCCCAACCATTTTCTGCAACTTTTGCTGAGAATACTGAATTACCTGTTTTATCATATCCAAAAACATTTTCACCTGAAATATATTTTAAGTCATCAATTAAATTCATTTCAAATTCTGCCATATCTTTTTTATTCACTACATATCCATATCCAAATCCATTTTCATAATTTGATTCACCGTTATTTTGGTTCAAATTCAATATATCTTTAACTCCGGTCATACTAAAGGTAACCTTATAATTTCCAGGGTCTACTGAAGTTACAACAAAAAACCTATATCCATAATCTTTAGAATTTACATTATCCTTATTCTTGTCTATTTGCCTGCAGTTTTCTATAAAAATTTCATCATCAACATTAAATGGAAATACAGTTGTGGTATTTCCATAACCAGTCGTAATTAATGGGAATAATTCTGAATTATTAAGAAGTTCTAGTGTTACTGCAGAACCATCATTGGAAGAAACAATACTATCAATTTCGTAACCATTGGAATTTCTTATTGGTATAATTTTTAATGGATATATCAAATTATTTGTATTTTGAATGATATCCACACCAACTACACTTCCACTCTGTAGTCTTGCTGATAATTTAATATTATCATCACCCAAAACTTTTAATGTTGGTGGTGTATTATAATTTTTTCCTCCAGTAACAATACCAACATATTCTATTCTCGAAATATCTCCAATTTGAGCGACTGCAGGAACACTTAAGAATGGTTTTAATGTAGTGTCACTTGGGAAATCAAATCCATCCTTTACTCTTTCTAAATTTTCTATTTTTCCAATAGTAGAAGATTTTGCCTCTAATGTAGCACCATATCCAAATTCCGTGACGATTGAAGAAATTTTTGGAATTTTTTTATACCCTCTTCCACCAAAATTAACTTTAAGATTTGATATCGGACCGACAACATTTTTTGAGTCAGTATCATAATAAGATGTGGATACACCAGAAATATATGTAAGTGATTCTGGAATAATATTTAAATTAAATTTAAAGGAAGATGGTCCAAGTTTTATTATAGGATGATAAGAATTAATTTTATTTGGAATTATTTTAATTTGATTAAATCCATTTACTTCTTTATCCGAAGACAATTGATTAATCTCGTTATCCTCTGCAGAAAGTGAAATCAAACTATAATATATTTCAGTTGGCAATGACCATAATTTAGTATTTAATTTTTTAGTTCTATTAGAATCATAATTAATATATTTAAATGTTTCTATCTCTTGACGGAAATTAGAGTCTGAATATAATCTTAAATCCATATTTAAAAGACTACTATCAGTTAAATCAAAGGATATTATATTTCCATTTAAAATATTGATTGGTGGATTAACAAGGGCAAAATTATGAGTCAAACCAACACCAACAGAAGTCAGAGTAATTGCAGTTCCAACATTGGCATCGTATTGATAATTAGATAATTTGATTTTATTTAAATCTTGCTTTAAAACATAGTATACAGAATTCGTAGACAAACCACCAACAGAAGTTTGTCCATTTGTGTAATATACAACCTTATCACCTGTTTTTAAATTATTTCCTGGTATATTGATTTCATTTGTACTGGTGTTTATTCCAGAAGAGGGATTAAAATCAATAAGTTCGGTGGTTATCTTTCTAATTACTTTATCATATCTTAATTTTATATTATTAGTGTTACTTTGATCGTAGTTAAATTTAATATTATCACCTGTCTGTAATCCGTGAGTTTGAGAAGTAGAAACAATGACTGAATAGTTATTTACTGTTCCTTTAATTTTTTTATATTGAGTCGTTAAAGAATGGGCCAACCCAATATTTTCAATGGGACTTCTAAAGTATAAAGAATTTTGTGTACTTCCAATTCCCGTATTGGTGGTAAATCCTAAAGTAGATAAACCAATATAATCTTTTCCTAAATTTACTGTATAAATGGTTTGATTATTTGATAATCTAAATGTTGTTCCTGTTCCTGTTTCTGAAACTATAATGCCATTTCCCCCCAATCCAACATTATAGGTAACATTTTGTCCTGTATAAAAATTATGACTTGGAATGTATATTGAACGACTTGGAATAGTCTTATCATATACTTGTCTCGAAAATGTCAATAAATTTGTAGATATACCACCCCCAAGACTATGATTTGGAGATATGCCAATTGAACCAATTCCTATTGATGTTATGGTTGTGTTATTTTGAATATTGGTTCCAGATACATAATCACCAATTTGCAATAAAGTAGTATTTACTCCAACTGTACTTAGACCTGTTGCGTTTAAAGTTCCAAAAGCAGTTTGAAATCCAACTAAGTTGTAATAAACTGAACCAGTCGTTCCAATCCCAATTGTATTACTTGGGTCAAAATAGACAGTTTTATTTTCAACTATATCATCTTCATATCTCTGAGATGGAAATGTAAATGTATTTGGCAACAAAGTTACAGTTGCAAATCCTACACTGTGTATTCCAGAATAATTATCAAATCTATTTACGTATAATTTTGATTCCGTTGAAGAAATGTTGATTATTTTTAAGACTTCTGTTCCTATTCCAATAAAATTATCAACTTCAAATCCAGATATATCAGTAACTTTAACATATGTTGTCACTCCAGTAACTGATTGACTTTGTAAATTCTCTACCAATCCAGCACTTTTTTGGAAAACATATATTTTTTTAGTTCCTTCCAAATAATTGAATTCAGTTGAGGACAAATAAGAAACAATAATTTCATCATCAGTTACTAAATTATGAGGTTGACTTGTAATTCCTTTGATTGAAACCCCTTTTGTGACAAAATTTACATCAGTGAATGAAGAAATGCCAATTTGTACATTTGATACATCTTTTCCTTTTATTCTAGAAATTACAGCAGAAATTGAATTTCCACCAGAAGACTGACTATCAAATTTAATTAGTTCACTTACTTTATAATTCTCACCAGGTTCAAAAATAGAAATTGAAGTTATACCAGAAGATTTTATATCTTTAACTATAAATTCTTGTTTATATTTTGGATCAATTTTATCAATTAACTCGTATGAAGAATTATTTGAATTTAAATAGTAAGGTCCAATATTTCTAACAATATCTAAAGATTCAAAATCAATGTCTTGATTGAATGTTGGAATAAAATTTTCTTCTATTGGTAAATCTTTAAACTTTAAAGGTATTGTGTATGGATATTGTGGTTCTTTTGTATCATTAGAAATTGTTGAAAAGTAACCATAATTAATATTTGGTAAATTTTTGTCATTGATAAACATTCCATTATATTCATCTAAATCACCTGTTCCTCTGTTGTAAGAATAATCTTGTACAAAAAATCCTGGACCAAAATTTGGTCTCAATTGGTTTGAAATTGAGATACCAATTTCTCCGTTACTTTTTAGTTTATAACTTGATTCTAATAATTTAGGTTCACCGTTAATTTTTCCATATGGTCCAAAAATTGGATTGCCATCATATGCCCATCCTAAAATTTTATATGGATTTTGATTGTTATCTGGAAAAATTTCATTGTTGTCTTTATCAATGAAATTATTGACCTTATATCTTAGTTTTTTTGATGGATAAAAATGAATAAATTCAAGGGTTTCGTCATTATTTTTACTAGGTACAATCAGACCCTCATCGTCAGGAGAAATTATGGATTTATTTTTTTCTACTTGATTGATTTTCCATTCAAAAACATTAGCACTAAATTTTACACCCGAACCTCTTCTTTGGACAAATAAAGTGGTTTTTTCATCATAACCGATTCCAGAATTTAAAATATTAATACCTGTTATTCTTCCATTTGTAACAATTGGATATAGTTCTGCATATTTTCCTTTTCCAAATATTTTTATTTCAATATCTTTAGCATATCCCCTACCAGAATTTAAGATTTGGACATCAACAATAGAACCATCCAATAAAACTGGTTTTAATATACATTCAGAAGTAATGATAGAAACTCCAATTGTAGGTTTTCTATGATAATTTAATATATCAGAAGATCCATAATTTTTCCCACCATTTACTATAAAAACATTTTCAATTGACCCAAGAACTACTGGTTCTGCAGATGGAGAAGTTGTAATCCCAGAAACGTGTTCAATTTTAAGTTCAATAGGTGGATATGAAAAAATATGTGTCCCTATTCCTAAAGAAGAAAACTTAACATATTTTTTATTATCATAATTAATTCTTTCATTTTCAGAAGATCCAAAAACTGATAATTTAAATTTATTGCTATCAATTACAGTGACATAATAATTTGTTTGAGTAGATAAACCGGATATTGAAGTGTTGCTTGTTGAATATTTTATAACATCTTCATTTTTAAAATTATGATCTTTTGCAAAAATATAATTATCAAATGTGTTTACTCCATTATTTTGTTGATTATTTGTTGATAATTCACTTGGTATTTTTACTGATCTATTTGAATAATTTTTTCCTTTTTCTTTTACATAAATTTTTGTAATTGTATTTTTTGAATTTAAAGTTTTTAAAGAATGAATTCCAGAACCAATCCCAGTAAAAATAATAGGACTATTTTTTCCTAATGCGTTTTCCTTAGTTTTATATAATTTCAGTTGTGTTGCACTTACTATACCTACGAAATAATTTGAATTGTTTATCAGTGGTGATGCATTTCCATTAGAATCATTAATATAAGATACTTCTTCTCCATCATCAAAATTATGATTAGTCAAAAACTGTATTGTGCTTGATCCAATACTGATGGATGAACTTGGTTTAAATCTTGATATAATTTTAGTTTTTACTAAGTTTGACTCTAAAACTGCCCCAGACCCATTTCCCCCAACTAAAGTAATTTTTGGTTTTCTTGGATATCCAATTCCTGGATTTAATAATATTACTTTATCCAAACTTCCAGATAAATTTGCTTCTACTGATGCACCAGTGCCATAAATATCATCAACTTCTAAACCAGAAAAATTAATAATATCATAATTTTTTCCCGAACTTTCAACAATGACAGAATTAATTTTTCCGTAGTAAATATTTTCATCATAAAGAGTCGGCGAAAATATTTCAACACCATTGATTAAAATCCCAGTGGGTTTATCTACTGTGGTTTTATCGTCATCTGTGAAAAATTTATTTAATTTTTTAGATAAATTAAACTTTTTAAGTATTTTTTGGTGATTAAGTAATCTACCTTGAAAATCAAATTTAACAAAATAATCACCATTAACATTATTTTTTATTGAAACATAAGTTTTTGAGAATAAATCGGAGTTACTGTATGAAAGTTTTACTCGATCGTTATCTATTTTTGTTACATAATATGCAGAAGTTTTAATTCCAATATTTCCATTTATTGGAACATAGTATATTTTTTCACCTGTAAAAAAATTATGATTGGTGCAATTTAAAATTGTAGTCGAACCTGCACTTACATTTGCAGAAACAAATATTTTTCTATCGGTTGCATAAATTTCATAGTTAGGGAATCCAGAAGCTGTGACATAAAAATTTTCATTATTATAATCAATATAAGTATTTTGAATTGAAGAAGGGAAAATAGAAATATTTGGAAAATTATTTTGATTGCTAGAGACTTTATTGATTACCTTCTTTAACTGTGTTTTTTTAAATGTACTAGAATTTGGACCTTTTACATCAATAAAAGGTCCAAATGAATTATTTCCAAATCCTTCAATACTTACTGTAATATCTTCTACATCTACTAAATCTGGATTGGATAATACTATTTGATCCCCAATTAAAAAATCAAAAGATTCATACAAATATATCTTATTTGCATTATCTGGATCTATTGATTTTATGTTATGTGTTATTGGTATATTATAAATCCATTCTTTGAATTCCGATCTATCATTTAAATCAATACCAAAAGAAGATAATTGTATTTTATCATTCTCTCTTAAATTTGAAGTTTTTTCATAATCAATATCACTGATAATATTGATCAATCTAAATTCAATTTTTGTACCATCATCTAAATATGTGTACAAGAAATTTTCTTCAAATATTTCTGCTCCATAATCCAAATTAACCGTAAGACCACTTACATTTAAAAATTCATTAATTGTTTTATCGGTATATGTTAAAATAATTGGATTTGAAAGATTTTTTGGTTTGACTAGTAAAGTTCCAGATTTTTTAAATCCAATTGTAGAGTCAACTAAAATAGAAGTTGAATTTTTAGATATATTTTCTAGAACTTTTGTTTTTTTGGTGGATTCAAAGTTTAATATAAATGATGTACTATCTAAAGAAATTTCATAAAAATCTTTAATAGTATAATTTTTTTGTGTAGTTTCTCCAAATCCAACTGAATTGTATATAAAATCTCCAGAATTTACTGGTCTGTATTCAATGTTATAAACTGATGCACTTGCTGTTTTATCATCTAAAGTTGATTGAAATATTGTTTTTCCTTTTAATTCTTTTCTTAAAGTTGAATCTGAAACCTTAAATGTAGCATCTCTAATTATTTGTTCAACTAAAATATTTTTAGTAACCAAATAATCATTTGATGATGGAGAAATTAAATAATCTTGTGGTTTAATAACAGATATTGATTCACCAAAAAGAACACTAAAAAGAATTTTAAAAGCAGTGTCTGTTCCTTTTGTAGTATAAAAATCCTTTGCTCTTGACAGTATTGTTTGTAAATTAATTCCCTCTACAAATGACCTGTCTTCAAACCCAGGTAAAAATTGTGCCTTAAATTTTTTGAATAATTCTTGAAAGAATAAAATATTTAAATTAATTACTTGTGAACTTTTTATATGGTCAGAAGTGTCTGTTGAAGAAAATTTAAATAAATCATTTGTGGCATCTTTTTCCAATCCACAAAATCCACGAATGCAACCTATAAAAGAGTTTGTTGTGATGCCAGTATAAGTGATAATTTCATTATCAATTTTCAACAGACCATATTTTTGTGGAAATCCAATTGTATGATTTACGGTAATGGTATCTTCAAAAGATGTAACATCAGAAGAAATTGTGCAAATACCTACTGCACTGGTACTATAAAATGTTTCATTATTAAAATTATCAATACTTTTGTATTTTTGTAGATTTGATGTTAAGTCTACAACACCAGTTTGATGTTCTTGAGAAATATAATATTGCTCTAAAAATTCTTTGAATAAAGGAGATTCAGAATTTAAAAATTCTGGAATCTGCGATTCAATAAAAGATTGAATTTTTACTCTTTTAACTTCTGACATTTTATCTTATATAATTTTCGTTGGTATAACTTGATGTTACTGGATATTCTGTTGCAGAGGTATTTTCTCCAGAAGTAATCACATCCTCTAACATGTTTACTTTGAGAGTAGTAGTATCCAACTCTAAGTATATATCTTTTAAAGAAATGACATCATTTGACTCTGGAACAGCTTGAATTTGAATTCCTGATGAATTATCTGAAGAAGTAATAATTACTGGATTTAATTTTATTTCTCCCTTTTTATAATCAACCTCTCCTGCATTATTCACTGCAATAAATGGAACTCCATCCACAAGTCTAAAGAAAAAAATAGTCCCAACTTCATCTGTCTTTGGTACATCACTTAGATATAATTTATCTGCTATGTTTTTAATAGTAAATCCTGTAGATTTTATATTATACCCTCTTCCATCAATTAATTTTTGAACGTGAAATTGATTTCCAAAACAAAGTTCATAATTTGCAAGACTATTGAGTGCTGGTTGTAAGTCTCTTCTTATTTTTACTTTTGTAATGTTTGATGTAATTGAAGTGCTTGTATTATCAATTAAAGTTGAGACTTTACTGTATTTAAATCTTCCACCAAAACTATTTAATTCTGTTGATTTTGCATAATTCTTTAATGTATTAATAACTTTAGATTGTAAATCAATTGAACTTGAAGTTGAACTTTTATCATAATATACGGAAGATTCCAATTCAACATACAAATATTTCAGATCAATAATTTCTGGTTGTATTCCAGCAATTGAATATTGTTTTAATTGCTTTTTAATATCATTTTTTGAAATTTGAGATAAAAATTTACCATTTCTTGGTTTTATTGAAATATAAACTTTTCCATATTCAGGTGGATCCAATTCTTCTCCACCATAAGCAGTAACTGTATCTACATTTGGAAAAATAGATGGTATTAAACCTTTATAGTCATTTGCAGTCACTGCACGATACTGAGAGGCATAAACTCTTGGTCCAAGATATTTAATTGAGTCAATGGTTTCAATATCATCACCATTTTCTGATACTTGAATTGTAGTAATTAAAGAAATTCCACTAGTGATTGCTGTTTGATTATTATCAACTAAAATACCAGAAAAGGTGAAATTAAAACATCCATCACCTTCCTTTCCATTTGTTACAATATATGAAACAAGAACTGTGCTTCCACTAATTGGTCGTTTTCCTAAAATATTATCACCAAATAAAATTTCATATTTTTCATCATCAATTTCTTGAATTAAAAATAATTTTGAGTTTTTATCTACTTTGAAAATATTATTATATAACTCATACTTTTCATTTACGACATTTGTAACTTTTACACGGAGTGTGGAGGTATCCACACTTGCATTTGGAATTATAAATCTTTGATTTGGTTGAGAATCATCAATTGCAAATGATTTAGTTAAAAATGTCCCTTCATAGATTTCAATATCTGTAAAATTTGCAACTCCATTATTATCAACAACAACTGTTTTGTCTTCTGGAATTGAAAAAATATAATTTCCTCCCTCAATAGCACCTAAGGCAACTACTCCTGCCTTTAAAGTAACTGTTTTTGAAGTTAAATTGCCACTAGAATCTCTAGGTGTGCTTACGGAAAAACTTATTTTTCCTTTTGATGCTTTTTTTGATCTTGGAACATATCCAATATTACGTGCAAGAGAAACAACATTCTCCCGAAGAGTTGCACTATCAATAAAGGATTCATTTACCACCATATTGGTGTTAAATGCAGTAATGTAGGAATTATATGCTAAAAGATCAATTAAAACAGAAAAATTAGATCCCTCAAAATCAAAATCTGTAAATTTTGCATTTGCTCTCAAATAACTCTTAATTTGAGTTCTTAAATCATTAAAATCTAAGTTTGTGAAGTTATTGAAGGACATTATATTCTAGTTGGTTGTAAAATAAACTCTATATTTTGTCGTGGTATTGGAAGTCCAACAATATCATATGCAATTTTAACAGTCAATTCATTATAATCATCAATTACCTCTACCTCTATACTATTTAATCTGATTCTTGGTTCAAAATTATTTAATACAGTTTCAATTTCTCTCTCTAAAATAATCTTTACTTCTTCTGTTGCAAGTTCAAATAAAGAAGAAGTCACAGAGGTTCCCAATAAATCATTGAAGAACCTCTCACCAATTTGAGTTTGAACTAAATTAAGAACAGATCTTTTAATTGCATCCTCATTTTTTAAAATTAAAATATCATTTGTAACGGGATGACGTGAAAAAGACAAACTAATGTCTTTAAAAGATCTTGAAATGCTAATTGGCATCTAAGATTAATTGTCTTTTATATATCTATAATACTTTTTTAGACAATTTTTCCGTATACTGGTTCAGTACCATAATCCCAATCATCATAGTCTTCATCATTTCTGATTTTTTCGTGCAATTCAGTCTGTTTTTTGAAATCATGCTTTGGTGCTTGATCGTGCATAATCTCCTGAAGAACTTTTTTTGTATTCTTTTGTTGATAATCTGTAATGAGACTTGTAGTTCCCCACATTTCTTTCATATAATCTTTATTTCTATCAATTTGATAAAAAGACATTTGCAACTCCTGTTTTGAATTAAAACCGGAACTTTTAAAGAGGTTGCTATCTCTATCACTATTTAACGATCAATGCATCTAAGATTGTATTTTTCCGAATTTAAGTATTTTAGAAGTTCAATTGCAATTATCTTAGGATTTCCTTCTCCACAAGTATACACATCAATGGCAATACACCCATTTTCTGGCCAAGTATGACAAGAAACGTGACTTTCTGCTAATGCAATTACAATCGTACAACCTTGAGGAAGAAAGCAGTGAGTAAAAGTATTCAAAATTGTCATTTTTGCACGTTGAATGCCACGTTCCATTACCTCTTGAATGGAAATTGCATCATTCAGGAGATTGAACTCTACATCATACACCTCAAGTAGAAGGTGTTTGCCCATTGAGATCTGTTCCAATTCGGTTTTTACGAAAAATCTATTTATTTTGGTTTTCTTCGGGTGTTTTCCAAAAATATTCATCAGTATCACCCAATCTACCCCATTTTAAACCAATTTCTGTTCTATAAAACTTTGTTGAAATTTTAAAATTAGGATTTTTTGGTGTCTCTGGTGTTCTGGATGGACTATACAATCGCATTCTATTGTTTGGATACAAGGCAAATTGACCATTTTCAAGTAAAATACAGTTATGTGACTTATGTTCCTCTGGTAATTCACTTGTTCCGCAATCAATTTTATCATTATACGGGTGATAATTGTCCAAACTAAACAAGTATTGTCCCTTTAATTGGCCAAAATCTCTTGTATAAACTTCAAAATCAAGTTCTGCAATGTGTTTTTTCTGAACACAGACAACTCCATAACTCATACAATCCCAAAATTGTAAATTTTGAAGATTTAAATCTTTATCTGGAGTATTTGGTGAAGAACAAAATGCACTAATTGGTAATTTATCATAAAGAGCACCATATTCAGGCAGATAAGTTTCAAAATAAAAAGAACGTCCGGGTAAAGACTTTGCCGTTACCCAAACGCCCTCTATAAATTCACCATATCCGTCTTCAAGATCACGAAGATATTCTTTACGAACCCATACTTTTTGTGGAGGCAAATTTACAATTAATTGACTCATCCTTTTCCTTGACCTCTATAAGGTTTTCTTGCTTTATTACGACTACTCGCAGCATATTTAGTTCCATCACCATCCCCCTGACGAGTTTTCTTAGGTGGTCCAGGAATATAAGAAAGAATTTTACCAGATGCTCCTTTTGTTACTTTTGCCATAATTTTAAAATTTCTTAGTTACGGTTTTACGAAGGTTTTTTTAACGGGTTTTTCATAAGAACTCTTCATCTTATAAAAATGCACCCATAAGATTTATCAAATCTCATAAGTGCATTCTACTTCAAACGTCCTTAAAGGTCAATGGAAAATTCTCAGATAATCCGAGTCTTCTCGTGACCAACTCGAATCTTAGGATCGCACCAGATCTCATATCCTGCCTCTTTTGCATCAAGACAGAATGAAACATCCTCTCCACACATATCCTGAACTTCACCAGATTCAAAGACTTGCATCTTCGGTGCAAACCAAGGATACTCAAGATTCTCAAATACACCTTTCTTAATTAGAACCCAACCAAATCCAGTATAATCAACTGTAAATGGTTTACGACGTTTCTGGATGGTCTCCAGGGTTTCGTGGTTCATCACACCACCATTGCTTCTGAAATCATCTTCCTGCAACCAATGGGCAACCGATGTGGTGTGACCATCTTCAGTACAATACCATCCAGCAGCAATCTCTTTGTCCATTGCTACAAGACGATAGAACTTCTCAGTATCAAAGACAATATCACTGTCAATCCAGAGTTGATAATCATATTGTAGTTTACCATCCCAAGGAATCTGCTTGGGACCTCTGAGAACATTTGCTCCAAGACATTTGCATCGTGCAAAGTTCACCATTGAACTGTAGTCTTGTGAAATTTGAATACTTGCACCATTCTGTACAAGATCAAAACACAACTGAACAAAATTCTTTAAGTAAAGATAAGATACTCCTCGTCCAGGCAAACAAAAGACAATTGACTTGCCTCGGATCATTTCCTTTGCTGCTTCCAAATTAAACTCATCCGAATTGCCATCAGATGAAGTGGGCAGTTTTGCTTTTACCGTAAATCCTTTAGCCATAAAAAAATAATTGCGAAAAATAATTTGTTTTTAATATTCTACCACCACAAATCAATCATTGCAATGGTCCGTCCCGATTATTTATAGTTACTGTAATATCCTCATCATTTCCCCCAGAAGTCCATACAAGTCCTCTGATAAGTTTCAGTTTTTCTTGTAAGTCATTCTGCGGCACTTGACTTAATAATTCATTTCCCTTCACGGAGATATTATAAGTATTCATTCTCTTCTATTTTTCTTAAAAGGTCTTCAAGTTCTTCTCTCAGTCTATCATTGATTACTAAAATTTTATCGGTGTCTAATCTATGTTGAATTGTATCAATTATTAGATCTTTTTCGTAATCATCAATCTCCAGTCTCATTGTCATTTCTTATCTTAATTTCTAAACTTATATATCATTTTTTATTTTTATGATTGGACCTTTTGCGAAAAAAAATTTGGGGAAAATTTTTTTATTTGTGATGTAATTTCTCTCTCGTTTTCAAAGTTTTGTAGGTTAGGGTAGTGTTGCGTTTTTATATAGGGGGGCATCGGTTAGGTATAAGAATACAACAACACAAAATATAACTGTCAAACAGTGCTGTTTAATTATAATAAACGAACAATCACGAATAGTTTATATTCATTACTGTTTAATTCTAATACGAAACCTTATGGGGGGTTAGTATAAACGAACGGAGGGCATCAGTTTGTATCACGAACTGTGTATAACGAATTGTATAGCACAGGACGAAAAGAATAACAAACCTTATGGGGGGTTGTATAACGAACTCCTCCGAGAGTTTATAACACTTAGAGGAGGGCACCAGTTTATCACAAGAACTGTGTACAACGAATAGTATAGCACTGTCTGATTAGAAATGCAAACCTTGTGGGGGGTCTCAAACATAACGTTGCTGTTGTATTAGTATACTATAAGCACAACGAATCATTATAACGAACTCTTATGTATAACGAACTCTCAGGACGAATGAGATTATAACACGAATAGTTTTCCACAGGGTATAACGAACTTTCCACAGGTTTTCCACAATCACGTTCTGACTAATTACTAATACTCTCAATAAACGAATCTAATAACTCAACGGCATCATAACCTTGTTCTACTTTTTCGTCTAATACTTGACATAATGTCTCAATCTTTTTGCATAAAGGCACTCTCATTCTTTCAGTTGGTCCTAAATTCTTATACTTTTGGGGTCTCATTAGTTTTGTCCCGAAACTATGGTTATTTATGGGGGGTTTCGGGACAAAACTATAATGTCCCTGAAAAGTATTATAAACACTGGGATTCTGGGAGTTTTATAATATTCCCTCCCTCCCGACCCTATAAGTCTACCGCACAATGCCTGAGACTCACGAGTCACTGTGCCACTTCTCAAAGTGTCTGCGTCCTATGAGTCTTACGAGTAACTAATAAAATACTCCTGAGACTCATAAGATGTGTGAGTCTCAGGAGTTTTATTGTCTATAAGTGTTGTGCCAGTCCTGGGAGTGTCTGTGTGCCCTTGACTTTTTTTGCGGTTTATGGTATAATGCGGGCTTAGACAACAAGAACCAGAGGCATTTATAAGAGTATAAAGAGGATATAAAGACCATTATAACACTATCATCATATCAACACAAAACACTAAACTATGTTTTTTAACACATTTAATTTAATTATCAATTAAAACATTCTTACATAATAAATGATTAAATTGTCTTATCTTCAGTATTTAATTCTACTAAAGCAGAGGTGAAAGTATCAATGATTTCTTCGCATAATGTTCGTTCATCATCATTGAACTCATACTCTTGTTGTTCAATACAATAAAAAAGAAGATTGATTTGATCTTCATTCAACCTTACAAATGTTTCATTCATTGTTTTCATTGATTCAATGCAATCAGTTCTTTTTGAATGTTTCGGATTTCATTCACATCATCATAATCTGCTAAATCTACTGGTGCAAACTCAGAAAGATTTACGGTATTGTCTTTGTAAATAGGAGCACAATACAATTCATCACCATCTTCTTGAGACAGTGTATAGACTGCCCCGTGATTTTCTTTTTGTAGGATAATCATTTGTTCAGGACTCATTTTCAATTTCATTTAGAAGTTCAGTGAATACATCAATTGCTGCTTGATTGCAATTATCTTCCTTGAGTTTATAAACATAATACTCAAGTGCTTCAATCAGCATTTCATTTCTTGATGGTTTTTCCATTTAATTCTTGGAGATCAGAGTTTTCACTTCATCAAAAGACTTACATTGTCCTGCTTTGATTGCATTAAGCAGATTGTAAGTCACAAACCCACAACGTTCAGTTGAAGGATCACAAATTGCGTATCCAGGTTGTTGAGTTTGAACATCGAAAACAGTTTTAATCAACATAATGAATCAATCAGTCAAAAATGGAATAACAAGCAACCCAGGAAGGAATACCACTGAGTTGTAATGAATCATTGCGGGAATCGCAATAATCTTCTGCTTGTTTTAGAGAGTGAAAAGGACCAATGTATTCTGGTGAATGAAGAGACGGACTATGAAAAACAACAGTGAAGGTTTCAGACATTTTAATCTACCAGTGCAACTCTTACTGCATTAGTGTGACCGTTTGGATCTTTGGTCTCCTTAATATAAACAATACCAAGATCAATCAGTGGTTGAATTGCTCTCATACGTTGTGCATAATTAAGAACTTCATCACCATTTTCAAGAGTCAGAAGAATTTCTTTTTGTGCTTTAGTGAATGTCATTTTGAGAAATGAGAGTAAAGTAATCAAACAAGTGAAAGTGC